AATCAATAATGATAATAATGACAATAAATATATAGATGATTATGATATATGGTCTCAAATCGAAAAAATCGAACAACATTTTGTTCGAAGAAGGGGAAAAGGATTCCATGTTACGCCAGAAGATTTGCGGATTATGCAAGAAATGTTGGCGCATGGAATCCCGACAGATTTCATTATCAGGAGTATAGACCGTCAGTTTGAGAACTTCAAGCCGAAACATCCGAAGGATTCCATCCGCACCTTCTCATATTGTGAAGCTGGAATCTATCAGGACTGGGAAAACTATCAGCAGCGGAAAGTAGGTGAACGAAGTGAGACAAGTCAGCTTCGATCTCGAACTGATCAAGAAGAGAATCCAAAACCTCAAAAATCAGGCTGGATCAGAACAGCAGGAAATGCAGAACTACAGGATCGCTTGCGAGTTGTGCAATGACCGTGGTGGATTTTTCACAAAACGTTGGAACGAGGAACTTGGATACGAGTACGAAGCGTGGATTCCTTGTGAATGCTCTAATCAGGCGAAAATACGGAATCTGTTCAAGGCCAGTCGAATATCTGAGGAATTCCAGGCTAAGTCCTTCGACAACTTCATCCTAACGGGCAGACCATCATCCGTACACGGAGCCTATGAGTGCGCCAGAACCTATGCAGCGAACTTTGACTCAATCAAAGACACACGCAAGAACAGCATTGCCATCATGGGCAGACCAGGGTCGGGAAAGACCCATCTGCTCATGGCTGTGGCAAATACACTGATCAATCAACGGGTGCCGGTCATGTACTTCCCATGGGTGGAGGCGCTAAATAACCTAAAGGATGACTTCTCAAAGCTGGACGAGCGTATACGTCAGATGCAGACAGTTCCGGTTCTGTACATAGACGATCTCTTCAAAGGCCGAAAGATGCCGACCGAGTTTCAACTGGAACAGCTTTTTGCGGTGGTCAATGATCGATACCTCAATAAGCGACCAATGCTCATATCGAGCGAAAAGACGATGGACGAGATCATCGAATTGGACGAGGGGCTGGGGAGCCGTCTGGCTGAAATGTGCATGGACTACACTGTGTTTATGATCGGCGGACGTGAACTCAATTACCGGTTGAGAGAAGGTGCGTGAATGGACGAGATCAGCGTTGAAGAATTGTGTGAACTGATACGGCAGGACATTGAGCGAGAGTGGCGAGAGATGTTAGAGAGTGAGAGAGCGCCGAGAAAGGAAGATTGGAAGGGGTGGGGTGAGTGAGAAATCACATCATCTTCTTCAGTGGAGGAAAATCAAGTTTCGCAGTGGCTGATTGGGTACTATCTCGACATCCAGAAGACAACATCCTTCTCTACTTCACTGACACGAAGTGGGAAAACGAGGACTTATACCGATTCATCAACGAATCGTCGGACAAACTGAAACTTCCTCTGCTCACTCACTCTGCTGGATTGAATCCGGTTCAGCTTATGTTCGAGAAGAAACTTGTGTTCAACAGCATGATCGGGGACTGCTCGAAGATTCTCAAAATGAAAGTGGCAAGGGACTTCTTGAAAAAAGGTATTAAACCACCAATCGAACAGTGGCGGAATAAAGAATACCTGAAGAACGAGGACTTCATCACGGATGCAACGCTCTATTTCGGAATCGGTTTCGATGAAATGCACAGAGAGGATGCGATCAGGAAAAATTGGGAGCCGTTCAAAGTTGAAATGCCGCTCATTGAGAACAACATATGGGTGGATAAAGTCCTGGAAAAGTGGGGAATCCGTCAGCCTAAGCTATACGACTACGGGTTTGCACACAACAATTGCAACGGAAGGTGTGTAAAGGCAGGTCAAGGTCACTATAAGTTGTTAAAAGAAGCCATGCCTGATGTATTTCGAGAGATTCTTGAGCAGGAACATTACCTCTGGATGTATGTGTCATCTTACCGCTACCTGAAGGAGACACCAGCGGACGAGCAATTTCCTGAATGGCTGAAAGAAAGGGAATTGCAGGAACTGGACGACGCATACCGGGACTACTTTTACGGACGAGCAGATAAGCCGAAGATCTACATTCACCCGGTGAACTGGCTAGATCATAACCGGGAGTACAAGAGATATAGCTTCATGAAACGTGATGGACAGCCTTATAACATCCGTGATCTGCACTATGAAGTGGAGAATGATGGACAGATCGATTTGTTTGACATCGGAGGATGCGGATGTTTCGTTGAAGGATTCGATTCATGCGAGATTCCGAAAGGAGCGTGAATCCCATGCCCATGACAGAGAAAGAATGGCAAGAATTTGAACGTAAGAGGGGGAAACCCCTCTTACGTGAACTAATCCGTGGAATGGTATACAGCACACGTGAACCAGGTACGCCTACAAAGCATGATCTGAGGAAGCATAAACCTTGGGTGGTTAGGAAGGAGGATGAGGATGAACAGGAAACTTAGATTTAGAACCCACAAATACGGCGCAAAGAAAACAAGGATCGACGGTATCACCTTTGACTCCCTAGCCGAAGCAAACTATTACCACGAACTTAAGCTATTGCAGCGTGCCGGCATCGTAACGGATTTTGAACTCCAGCCCAAGTTTGAACTGATCCCAAGCTACACCCATCCAGAGACGGGACGAAAGATCAGGGCAACGTACTATATCGCAGACTTTCGTGTAACATACGCAGACGGACGGCAGGAGATCATCGATGTAAAGGGAGTACGGACAGAAGCATACAAGCTTAAGAAACGGCTATTTGAGTACAAGTACAATATCCCGATCAAGGAGGTAGGGGCATGATCCAGACAAAACCAAAGTCAAGATGGAGAGGACAATCCTTTGTTGTAATCGGCGAACTAGACAAATACTATATTTGCAAAATCGGGAGAAAGAAGTTTGTAAGAATACACAAGAATGAGGTGGTAAAGAATGACGAAGGAAAAAGTGTTGGCGCTGGCTCCGGGGCCTGAGTTGGATTCGCTAGGGTGCCCATTTGAGCATGGAATCATGTATCGAGATATGAAGTATTAGGAGGTGATGGAACTATAGACCGTACAGCAATAGCAAAGATAACGTGGTGGGAAGGAGATAAAACCCGGCACAAGTGGGTGTATACACTCATAGGTCAAGCTGAGTTGATAGACAGGCTCAGAAGGGAGGGGAGGATGTTTATTGTGTATCAACTTGACTATACAGTCCCTGTCCTCCCTCACAATTTCGCGTTAAACGAAATATACGCCATTTCTAGGCGCGTTTCTGGTGATGGATGATGAATCTATCTACCGATGTGAATAACGGCTTAAAAACGAAAATAGGAGGTTTTGAGGATGGTAAGGTATCGAAAGAAGCCAGTTGAGGTTGATGCGGTTAAGTGGACAGGCGAAAATCACAGAGAAATGTTTGATTTCCTGACGAACTACACCAAGACAGACAAACCTTTAGAGGTAACTGGCGACAACTTTTATATCGACCACAGCAAAGTTGAAGGAGGGCTTATTATCAAGACGCTTGAAGGCGAGCATCTTGCCAGCATTGGTGATTATGTCATCAAAGGCGTGAAAGGTGAGTTCTACCCATGCAAACCAGATATATTCGAGCTGACGTATGAACCGGTATAACCCAACATTTTGTGTCAAAAAGTCTTAATCCCCCTATATTTTGTGGATTTGCTTATGCGTTTTATGATATAATATGATAAAGATTTATGCTTATTTTGCATAAGGAGGACGGAAAATGATCGATAAGGAACAACTGCTCGAAGGGATGGACTATAACAGAGCGCTCGCTCTGGATATTGAGACATTGCAGGAGTTGAAAGACTACCTGGAAGGTCAGGAGTCTTTTGATAGGGGCAAGTACACGGCGATCTGCAATGCCTTGACGGAACTGCAAAGCAAGGTGGAGAAGGAAGCAGAAGCACAGGAACGGAAAGCTGTGCAGGAGGAAATGAAGGAAACGTTCGTCCTTCCGCACGACTATGACAAAATCTTCGGCGATCATCGTGCAAACGAAGAAATACGCCGTCTCGTAAACACCGCGATTGACCAGACGACAGAATATTATGAGGCTGTGATCTCATCGAAGGACGAGGAAAACCTGGCAGCTATCCGGGAACTGCGTGAGAAGTACGAGGAAGCAATCGCATCGGCGCAGCGAGAACGTGACGAAGCACGTAATGCGCAGGAACAGGCGGAAGCAGAAGCAAACGATCTGCGGAACGCCGTCCGGTCGCTGAATGAAGAAAAGGCGAAGTTGCAAGACGAACTAAACGGTATTAAGCAGCAACTCGCACAAGCAACGTTTGAGAAACATGACGCCGAGAAGAAACGAGATGCCGCTGTGCGTGAAGTCGAGTCTTTGAAGGCGCAGATCGTGGAACTTGAGCAGTTGGCAACCGCATCGAAGAAGTCGAAACCGGAAGGTCTGAAGATCAGCTTCACCAGCACGATCACTGACGATAAGCCGATCATGTCGGCGAGAGAGCTGGCACTACAACGTGCAGGACTCGGACACCTGATCAAGCCTAAGCCAGTAGGAGGTATGCCTGCGGGCAACACATTTCCTGATGCCGAAGATCGAACTACTGACAACGTGGCCGGTGCAGAAGGTGATTCAACTGATCAACAAGATCAAGTAAGTCGAGAGGACTTTCGAGATAGCGATACTGATCTGGGAACAGGATCGCCGATGGTACAAGACACAGCCACATGTGCAGGAAGCGCTGAAAGTGATCAGGACGTATCAACGGCAACTCTCCAGAAGAGGATTGAGGAAATCGAAGCACGGTTGAGCAAGGTGGAAGGTCATCTGAATCTTCGAATCAGCGCATAAGAGGAGTTGATCGGCATGGACAACCTGAAAGGATACAGGGATCTGCTGCAAGACATCGAGATGTGGACGATCCGCATGGACGACCTCAAAGAAGAGCGCAGACGCCTAACGAAAAAGATGATACAACCTCCAGCAACGAGGTTATGCGCCAATTACACGGGCATGCCGGGTGCTGGGTACATGGTGATCAATCTCCCGGACCACTGGGCGAGGATACAGCGAATCGATCAGCAGATCGAAGAGTGCAAGGAAATCCTGTCGCTAAAATACGAGCATAAGCATCGGATGGAAGCGGTCATGTCGCAGATGGACAAGATCGAGAATAGGGTGGCCTACATGCGTGATGTGCAGGGCAAGAAACTGCATGAAATAGCAAAGGAAGTACACCTAAGCGAAGGATATGTCAGACAGATCAGCATGAGAGTGCCGAGAATGAGAGTGAAAATCCCCTCTTAACGAGGGGATTTTATATTAACACATGTAAATGTTTAGGAGATAATATAGTTGACAAATGTCAACTATAAGAATGAAAAAAATCCCGGTTTATACCGGGAAAATTTGAATCGCTACATCATACTCTCGGTTTGTCCAGCTCCAGTCGATTGCGAACTCCGCTGTCCGCTGCTCGACGAGTCCGCCAATCCAGCACACCGAGTATTTGACCTTACACTTCCGAGCCTTAAAGTCGATGTCAGCGTATGCTCGCTCAATGTCGTACCTGACCGCATCGCCGTCGATCGCGACCGTGCGTTCGTGATTCAGCACCTTAAGCGACGTGTAGAGCTTCGTGATCGGTCTGCTGTCCTCGTCTACCAGTACGCTCCTGCTGAGTTCGCACTTCCCGAGCTCGGGAGCGTATAAGGATGTGACAGTAACCGGCTTATCCGTGTTCCAGAATCCGCCTGCTTCGACGCGCTCAACAAAATCTCTTATAGCCTGGACGACAATCTCTGTCCGGTCGATTCCGACTGATTCGGCCGCCTGGTCGAATCGCTCGACCAGGTCAGCCGGGATGCGAAACGTGCGCAGGATCTTTTTCATTTGCTACCCTCCTTTGCGACGAAGTGCAGGAAGTTGATGTCTTCCGTGTCGAGGTCGAAGAGCTCGCTGCGCTGGATCATGCCGCCGATGACATTCGCCCAGTCCGGATGCTTTGTGTATTGCGACGTGATCGGTTTAAACGCTTCGATCCAGGTCGCAGCGTCGGTCTCGGTCTCGATAAACCGGTCGAGCTGATGTGCGATGTATCCGGCGAGATACGTTTTGCCTTCAAGCAAGATGCTCGTAAGCCTGACACTTTGCATCTTCTCCAGCACCGCCTCCCGCTGCTGGATGACCTTTTCCCTGATCTGCTCTGCCCAGGCAACTTGCTTCTCGGTGCCGGTGAGCTTCGGGATTGTCAACTGCTCTTTGCGAGGTGCTGCCGCAAGGTCGATCTTAGTGCAAGTGCCGCACTTGTTGCTTGCAGCGTACCCTTTCATCTCAAGCATGTGATCCTTGCTTGTTACTCGGATGTCCTCGATGTGCCCGCAGGTAAAGGTGAACTTCATTAAAATCATCTCCTTCGTTTTTCTTGTCTTTATAATATCACGTGTATTTACACATGTAAATACGAACACATACGAACAAATTGTGAACATTTTGTGAACTGAATCTAACAAAGTCCTAACACACGGATTGATATCTATGAGATATAATGGTAATAGGTTGATCATGCCGATCGACAGAAAATACCCAGTCCGCAAATATTAGCCCTGCGGATATGGGTATTTTTATTTGAGGTGATTTATATGCAAGTCTGTCCTGCATGCAAGAGAGTGACATGCACAGGATGCGAGGATAAGGACGCCAGGCCGACTACACATATAAGGATCAGCAGGAAGCAGATCGAGCGGCGGAAGATAGAGCAGTATAAGCAGCAGATACGGGAGATATTGAGCAGGGAGGGTGGAAGGTGAAAGCAGTAATCGGAGGTGTAGAAGTAGAAGGCACACCGGATGAAATCATAGAGTATAAGCGCCTTAATGAGATAGATCAGCAGCGCAAAGCGATTGAGATGCTTATGATGGGAATGACAGTGTATGTATCGGCGTGTATATGTATGCAGGATGATGAATAAAAAAATTTGGAGGTATTGATATGGAAAAGTATTATTTTTATGCGCCGGATGAAAACACGGTCTACCTGGTAGGAGATAAGTGGGAAGAAGTTCAGCTTTACTTGACAACCACTCATGATAAGTGGTTTTTGCTGCGCGAATGGAGCTATACACCGAAAAAAGAGCGTGGGGATAAGATCGGAGATCAGACAGTTATCATTGACTTTGAAACTTACTATGCAAAGTGTACTCACAAAATCACGATTCCGCACGATGTGAAGGAAGTGGATTGCTGCTCGGATGAGTTTAAGGCTGAGATGGCGAGTTGGGAAAAGAAACATGAAGAGTGGGCTAGTTATTACGAGAGCATGAAGCATAGAGCCAGAAGCACAAACGACATGGAAATACGTAATCATGAATAAAATTATCACGACATCACGGTGATATATTTTGATATCTGTATAATCTATGAATGGTGGGGTGAGATTATGGCCAGACCTAGCAAATACGATTCGCACGTCAAGCCGAAACTTAACCTAGTCGAAGCTTGGGCTAGGGATGGTTTAACAGATGAACAGATAGCGCACAATCTCGGGATTGGAACTGCCACTTATTACGAATACAAGAATAAGTATCCAGAGTTTGCGGAGGCCTTGAAAAACGGCAAGGACGACATAGACGTGGAAGTCGAGAATGCGCTGCTGAAAAGGGCGATGGGGTACGAGTACGAGGAAGTGACGAAGGAACCGTTATACAATCCGGTAACCGGTGAACCGATCCTGGACGAAAACGGCGATCCTAAGATCGTAGTGACTAAGGTTGTAAAGAAGTTCGTTAACCCTGACACAACCGCTCAAATATTCTGGCTGAAGAATCGCAGGCCGCAAGCGTGGAGAGATAAGCAAGAAGTCGATGTTGGCAACAAAGACGGAAAACCGTTTGAGACGAGCAGCAAAGTTGATCTCAGCGGTTTATCTGTCGAGGAGTTGAAGCAGCTTGAGCATATCCTTAGCAAAACTGCCGAACCTTGACGATGTGCGCAAAGAACTTGCGCGGCGGGACTATTATGAATACGTCAAGTATACACACAGCCGGATATATACCTACACCAGACACGGCGAATATATCGCCAATGTGCTTAACGAAGCCGTAAATAAACGCAAAAGGATGTTGGCCGGAGAGATACCGATAGAAACGCAGTATTTTATGTTCAACGTACCTCCTCAGCATGGCAAGTCGATGCACATAACCGAGACTTTCCCAAGCTATTTTCTTGGTCATTTTCCAGCTGAGGGCGTTATCGAGGTATCGTACAATGAGGGATTTGCAAGTAAATTCGGATCGAGAAACCGTGATAAGATAACGACATATGGCGAAGAACTTTTTGGAATAAGAATATCAAAGGACACGAACAGCAAGGGTGAATGGGAGATCATTGACGCAAAGACTGGCGAAAAGACCAGGGGCGGCATGATCTCCCGTGGTATTTTATCGGGCATTACCGGATCGAGCCTGGGTGATTGCATCATTATCGACGACCCGATCAAAAACCGTGAAGAAGCGAATTCCGAGGTCATGCGGCAAAAGCATTGGGACGAATGGCAAGACTCTATATCAACACGTATTCACCCGGGTGCTATCGTCATTATCATCATGACACGATGGCATGAGGATGACCTGTGTGGAAGGTTGCTTAATCCAGAGTACGGAAAAGTTCTTCCGTGGAAAAAAATCAATCTGCCTCTGGAATGTGATGAAAAGCATATAGCAGAAGAAGGAAACCCGTTGAATCGTCAACTCGGTGAACCGCTTTGGTCGGAGCGGTATGGAAACTCCTTTATCGAGGAAAGAAAGGCTTTTCCGTCCAGTTACAACGCGCTTTATCAAGGTAGACCGTCGAGCCAAGAAGGTAACATGATCAAGCGCGACTGGTGGCGTTATTACGATGTGTTGCCAGAGGTTGGATCAATGCTCATAAGCGTTGATGCTGCGTTTAAGGATGAGGATGACAGTGACTATGTGGTATGCCAAGTGTGGGGGCGTAATGGCACTAACGTCTATCTGATTGATCAGGTAAGGGCGCGAATGAATTTTCCTGCGACGTTGCAGACGATACGCAACCTGACCAATAAATACCCGCAAGCTGGGTTAAAACTGATTGAGGATAAGGCAAACGGATCAGCGATAATCCAAACGCTACAGATAGAGATACCAGGCATAATTGCGGTCAACCCTGAAGGTGGTAAAGTCGCTCGTGTAAATGCGGTTTCTTCCTTTATCGAAGCCGGAAACGTGTATTTACCGAGACAAGCCGAATGGGTGCATGATTTTGTCGAAGAGTGCGCCAGCTTCCCTAAAGGCGCGAACGATGATCAGGTAGACGCGATGAGCCAAGCGCTGCACAGATACTACTACATATCCGGCAAGATCGAGGAGGAGGTTAAGCATCCGACACGAGATGAGCAAGCCTGGAATCATCTTAAAGAAATTGAAAAACGAGCAAAAAAACGCAAGAGAGGAAGTGGATTTATCGCATGATATACGTGACAATAGCCGTTCTATGCGGTGTGATCATCTATCAGTTTATCGATCGCCAGGATATGGTCAGGAGATACGAGAAAACGATGCAGGAAATGCGTGATCAATGGCTGGACGAGCGCAAGGATCTGCTTGACCGCATCCAAGCGCCGACATTTGCGGAGTACACGAGCAAGGTCATACGTGAGAAAAAAGCGGAGCAGCAGGAGGAAGAAAGGGACAATTCGCCATATATCGCATAAGGAGGTGTAAATCATGCAAGTGTTTGAACTCGTATGTGGATACATTCGCCATTTTGTTGCAGCGAAGGACGCAGATGATGCATACAGACAAGGTACTGATCCAGAAAGGTTTCCAGACCTCCATTTTCGCCCGTTTGAGATCATTCCGGTGACGGTAGAGGGTTATACCATTACCGCTGTCAAAAACGGCTCAGAAGGGCAAAATATTGCGTCTGAGGAGGGTGTTGATACTCCCCGTAGAGGTAGGAGGAAAGCGAGCGAATGAAGCTGCTGAATCGAAAATCAGGCAATAAAGCGAAGAAGTCTGACGAACTGATCAAACTTGTGGACGAAAGACGAGAATCAGCCACGAACTGGCGTATGATCCGGCAGATACAAGTAAACAGGGCATTTTACAGGGGAGATCAGTGGATCAAGTGGGACAATGTACGGCGCATGGTGTACATACCAGAACCCGGAGCCAACGAGAGACGGTACACATACAACAAGATCAAGCCGTTGATCCTCACTCTATTGGCAAAGTTAACAAAAAATCAAGTGCAACTCGAGGTATTGCCGGATACCAACGACGATGACCGGCTTGAGGTGGCAAGAGCCGGTCAAAAGTTCTTGAAGTATCAATGGCAAGAAGATCGGATGGATCACAAGAGCAGAAGGCTCAAGCTTCACATGCTCGTGGATGGGATGCCGGCACTTAAGGTGTTTGTCGATAAAACCAAAGGTGACACGGTTGTGATCGACGAGGATAAGGCTGCTGAATTGGGCGTAGATCCAGGAGTTACGCAAACAGGAAAAATCTGCACGCTCGTGGTCGATCAGATGCAGCTATTCATCGATCCGACTGCCGAGGATATTGAGGATATTCGCTGGGTGGTGCATGAGTTTCCCGAAGACGTGGACGAGATCAAAGAAAAGTATGGCGTAGAGGTAGGGGCAGAAGATATCCAGTTGAGACCTAACTTTGAATTGTCACTACAGGCTGATGCCAAGAAACGCTATACCAATCATGCCATGGTACGTGAATACTGGGAGTGGCCATCATCCAAGTATCCAGAGGGACGAAAAATCACCATCGCTGGTGGAAAGGTACTGGATTACAGCGAGAGTCCAGGAGAAAATCCATGGATATTCTTCCCTATGATCTCCAACCTCGGGACAGCCATTGCAGACGGTGTGGTTAAAGACCTTACCGTCCCCCAGCAAAGCTATAACGTCAAGCGAACGGCAGAAGCCAAGACGCTGGAGGAAATGGGTTCGGGGAAATGGATGGTGCCGATCAACTCAATCGAAGACGAGGGAGAGATCACAGACGAGATCGGAGGAATCGTACACTACTTGCCAATCCAGAATCACAAGCCGACAAGGGAAAACGGTATCGAACCAGGAGCTGGATGGCAAAACGCCATGGAACGTGACGAAGCTGATATGGAGGATATCAGCGGCGCTCACGAGATCAGCCAGGGAAGCGTGCCGAGTGGCGTTGATACGTATGGGGGGCTGCAATTACTCGTTGAACAGGACGAAACAAGGCTGGCTCTTGCCGCTCATTCCTACGAGGAAGGCATTAAGAAGTGGGGCGAGAAGGTGCTGCGACTCGTCAAAAAGCATTTTCCCGAGGAGCAAATGCTCAGAATTGTCGGGGAAAACGGCGAGATTGAGGCGCTTACCTTTTCTGGCGCTGATTTATCCGGTAATGAGGTGGTCGATGTAGTCCCGGGATCATCCTTGCCGGAAGTCAGGGCAGTTAAAGAGGCAAAAATATTCCAGATGTGGGGCGCTGGGATGTTTGTCGATCCTCGCACTGGACGACCAGACGTGCGAAAGGTGGCTCGTATGCTCGGTCAATCAGTAGCATCAGACTACTTTGATGATGTAGAGCTGGACGAAAATAAAGCGAAGATGGAGCAGAGAGAGTGGGAACAGCTATTTAGCGATCCTGAAACGGCTAATATGATCATCGAGTATCGACAGAATCTGCAACACTATCAGCAAGCTATAGAACAAATGCAGATTCCTGGCGTGATACCACCACCTCCACAACCGCCCGTCAAGCTGCCGGTAGTAAGGGATTTTTACGACCATGAAACGCATCTAGCAGTGCATAATCGGTTCCGAAAAGGCTCTTTTTACGACAATCTGCCGCCCGAATTACAGGCGATTATCGATGAACATTGCGCTGAACATGAACAAGCAATCATGGCTCCTATTATCCAGCAGCAACAGCAGCAGATGATGGCGCAACAAGCGCAAGAACAAGCTAAGGCTGCGGAGACCGCTGCAAGTCGAGAGCATCAACTAGCTATGAAGCAAATGGACAACGAAGCAAAGATCATCCAAGAGGGGATAAGACAGCAATCTTTACTCATGAAGGGGAGATCATAGATGTACTTCAAGAAAATCAAAGAGTTGGAGAATGCGGTTGTCTCGCTTGGAGGTGGAAGCTGATGACGTTCAATATGACCGAATTCCTCAAGACTAATCTGCTTCGTGGCTATCGGGATGGGTCTTTCACAGAGCCGCAGGTGAACATCTTCGCTGCGAATTACTTGGCAAAAGGCTGGTTTACTCAAGCCGATTTTGACGGAGTAACCTACGCGATTCAGACACATGAGGAGTCTGTAGAACAGTAATCTTATTCAACTAACGAAGTTCGATAGTTCAATACACAGGCCGTAGGTGAGAATCCTGCGGCCTATTCTATTACAACCGTTCGGGCGTTGAATGATCTTAGGCCGCCGCTAAGAAAGGAGAAGTACCATGAAGAAACCTTATGCATTGACACTTGATCTGCAACTTTTTGCAGAAGAAACGGGCGTTGAAAGTGTTCCTGCCGCCGAGGAACAAATTCCTGCACCACCAGAAAACAACGAATCCGATCCTGAAACGGGCGTAGAAGAACAGGCTGCCGCCGAGCCAAAGGAGAAGGGAAACAGCTTCGAGAAGGCGTTCGCCAAACGTCTCGCAGCAGAGCGTGAGAAGTGGGAAAAAGAACGTCAAGCGGAGTTGGAAAAGTACAAGGATCATGATATCGCAAGGAAAGCACTAGATTTTCTTATGAAGCAGAACAACATCAGCGATCCCATGACCTTGAAAGAGCAGCTTGAACTCGCAGAGTTGCAGGAGAGAGCGGAGAAGGAAAACCTTCCTCCCGAAGTCCTAAAACGTCTGGACGAACTGGAGAGAAAAGCAGCAAAAGTTGATGAGATCGAGAAACTGCAACAGGAAGCACAACAGACTCAACAGTTCGAGCAGACATTGAAGGAATTCTGTGAGGGCAAGCAATTGGATGGCAAACCTCTGGATTACAAGGAACTCTGGAAGTATATGTACGAGAACAAGACCGAAAATCCAGAGATTGCCTTCAAAGCCATGAAAGCAGATATCCTGGAAAAGCAGCTCGAACAAGCGGAAAAGGAGGGCATGAAGAAGCTTATTGAAGCAAAGACAAACATCCCTAAAGTAGATGGA